GTACTCTCATGAATCATAATCTCTCTCCAATATCATTTCAAGATAATGAATTGCTTTTTCAATATCTTTTTGTTTACCTTTTAATTTATGTCTGCATATATATTTAATAGCATTCCCTTCTGCAAACAATAAATTATTCTCATTAATAAATTGAGCAGGTTGAATCTTCATACCTTTATAGTGATTCCCATCTACCTGCTTATCTAAAGAATCATAAGTAACACCTTTGAATATATCTTTGTTAGTCATTATAATAAAGGTCCTTTCTCAATCATCTCTTGTCTTCTTAATTGTCTTTCTGATGGTTGTAACATAGCATACAATTCATCATATGTCAACTCTTGGTTGTGTTTTAATTTTTTTACTACCCATTTATATGACCATGGTTGTAGCTTTAATGTACCATCTTGCCAATAGTGAGTTTGATTAGGTAAGAATTGTAGTACATTTTTATAATTAATTTTATTAGCTTCTTCTTTAGATAACAAAGAAGATAACCATTGAACTAAAATATGTTTAGCTTTGTTTCTTATTTTACTCATTGTCTTTGCGTTCATGTTTCTCCTTTCTGTGAGAGAATACTTCATACCAAGTATCACATTCATCACATTGGTACATACTTACCATATCATGTTCTGAATCTGGATAAGTATCTTCAGTATCATAATCATCATTCCATCTTACTTCAGCATTACAATAAAAACATTTCATTATTTAATATCTTTAAAATTATTTTCTCTATCAAAATATTTATAATCAACTTCAATAGGTTTAAATTCAGATAAACAATTTAATACATCTGTTTCTTTAAAATCTTTACATGAATAAACATCAAGCTGAATAAGTGAAGGATTGTTTTCATCCCAAGTATGCATAACTATATGTGATGTTTCTATAATAGCAACACCAGTTAAACCTGCATTACCTTTCTTAGTTACCTTTGTTGCATAAGGTCCTGCAAGTAATTTCATATCAATCTTTTTAATTAATTCTTTTATCCAAAAAATAATATGTTCTTCATTCTTAGGTGGTTCAGATACTTCTGCTCTGATTAATAAATGTTTATGCTTGATTGGATTTTCCATAGCTTTCTAATTGCTCCTTGTATTGATTTGTTATTTCTTCTACATTAGGAAGTTTAATAACTTTAGTTAGGAAAACATTTTTATTAGCATACTTAAATACTCTCAAACCTTTTCCATTATTACTATCAGAGTGACACTCCCATTTATGAATACAGAATTGACATCCTGTTGCCAATGTTTGATTACCATTCTTTTCTACTTTATCTTCATAACATTTACTAGGAGGTGCATCTAATTCTAGTGTTGTTTTTAAAGTTGAAATTAAATCTTTAACATTTGGTTTAGCCATGTCATCTGGTTTATAAAAACAAATGTCACCATTTGATTTATCAACAACAAGGAATCCTCCTTGATTAGTACCCATAGCTGTTTCATATCCTGCTAACTGTGCGTGATAACCGAAAGGGTCATCATTAACAATATCACCTGATGCAAATTTTTTAAAACTAAAAGGTGATGCTGATTTAACATCACATATTTCTCCATCAATCTTACTATCAATATGTCCTGTTATACCATCTATCTCAACTTTCTTTTGTTGGTCTTCTATCTTATGTCCAGACAACTCAGCTAGATATAAAATTAAATGTTCAATAATATGTCCATATAAAAACTTTAAAGTCATATCAGAATTATCTTCTTTAGATTCTTTAGGACTATTCTTATCATACCATAACTGTCTAGGTGGTTTACCTATAATAGACATTCTTAATTTACCTTGATACTTTTCTTTAACACTAGGTTTATTCCAAGCTAACATAGCTTCTTTTATATTTTCTAAAAAATTATTTAGATTCTCTTCTGTAATTGGTGCAGGTTTACCATTAGATACATCTGTTATTAATTTCTTAATATCAGGTACTAAAGTACTAATGTGTTTCTGACCAGTTGTTTCCAATTTTATATTCTCCATTTAAAGGACACCTCACTTTTAATTGTTTACCTGCATCTATAATTGATTGTACTGCTAACTTTCCAAACTCTTCGGCTCTACTTTCTTCAACCTCATATTGAAATTCATCATGTACATTTACAACTGGAAATGCTTTGATTCGTTTATTATTAACATATTCTTCTAGCAATGTCAACGCATACTTCATAACTATAGCACCAGACCCTTGCAGTAATGTATTCAAAGCTGCATGAGGATGCCTAATAATTATTTTTCTTCCATCGATTCCTTTGACCCATCTTCGTTGAGCCACTCTTTCCACTTTTTCTCGTAAGCTTCTAAGACTTGGTGTTGCTCTAAGAAATTTTTCTTTAACTCTTTCTCCATCTCTTTCCGAACCTCCAATGATACTTCCGATTTTTTTTGAACCTGCTCCATAGATAAATGCGTAGATAAAAGTCTTCGCCTTATCTCTTGATTCCAGACCAGCAGCATTTTGATTTGTTGTGTGTATATCTCCATTAACGACTTCATTTATATATTCCTCATCATTCATATAGTGTGCTAACATTCTTAACTCAAGTCCAGACGCATCAACACCTACTAGTTTAAATTGTTTTTTTGGTATCCAAAGTGCCCTACATTCTTTACCATAGGGAGAATACACAGCAGGTATCTGAGCCATGTTGGGCGACTGGTGACTCATTCTACCTGTTACTGTACCATTAGTAATTACCTTCCCATGTACTCTCCCATCTTCTCTAATAGCTTCAATCCAAGAACTGACTTGAGCAATTCTTTTTTGTAGCAAGAGAAACTTGTTAATTAGTTTAGCTTCAGGAATATTTTTAATCTCAGATAAAACTTTTTCATCTACAATGATATGTCCTTTATCTGTTTTCTTTTTTGGTTTCCATCCAAGCTTAACTAATCGTTCACCTATTTGTTGTCGTGAACCTAAATTAAATTCTTTATATTTTACTTTTGTAAATGGCTGTCCTTTAACATAACCTCTAGCTTTATTATTTACTTTCGGTATAAATGTTTCTTCTATTTTTTCTGGTGGAAAAGACTTTCTAACTTCAGTAGTTAAGTCATTCATGTCTTCTTGAAACTTAGCTTGTAATTCATAAGCACTAACAACATCAATAAGAAATCCATTGTCATGTTGTTTCTGAATTATCTCAGCAACTTTATGTTCTAATTCAATTGATGAACCAAAGTCAGTCATCTTTCTCATTAAAAATTTATAAAGCTTTTCTGTTAAAGCTACATCGTTACGACAATACTTTAACATATCATCACTAAGATAATCAAACTGTTCAAACTCTATTTTGTTTTGACCAAGCTTTGTTCCCCAATTTTTTAATGAGTGTCCACCATCTAAGATAGGATTAAGTAATCTTGATAACACTAATGTATCTGTAAGTTTACAATTTTTAAATATATCTTCACCTAAAAATTTTTTAACTACTGGTACATCAAAGCCAATAATATTATGTCCAATAAATTCTTTAGTTTGTTTTGCAAACTCTTCAAATCTATTTAAGTTTTTACCATCAGTAAACTGATAATAAGTATTCTCATGTTTACAAATGATACACCATATCTTATCAGCAGTCATTGTTGTTTCAATATCAAAAACTACTTTATTAAAGGTCATCAGCTTTAACCTCTTTCAATCTACCAGTATCAATATCATATCTTAAATCACAACAAGGTCCTGTTAATCCTGAGAATCTATTCTTCAATACTCTAACTCTTGTTGTGTTTCTAATATCTGGGTCATCATTTTGTGCATCTCTTTCTAAACCAATTACCATATCACTTAGTTGTCCTATACTTGCTGAACCTCTAAGCTGTGATAAAGATGTTGCTGCACCTTCCTCATGTCCTTTACCATCTGGTCTTCTTAAATGAGATACAACTATCATTGATACACCAGTCTCTTGTACTAGTGTTCTAAGTCTAGTCATGATTTCATCTAATGCTCTTCTCTCATCACCATGCGATTGGTCTGATACAATAATACTAACATGGTCTATGATTACATACTTACAATCTAAACCTTTAGCTAAGTATCTAACTCTTGAAACTATATTATCAATTGAGTTAGAACCAAAGTGGTCAAACATATATACTCTACCAGTACCTACTGTTGCATCAAAGTATGTTTTCATTTCTTCTTTACTTACATGTACATCTGGTAAATGTAATCTTTGATTAGCTTCAATACTCATCAAACCTTTAGATGTAATAACTGGTGTTTCTTCTAACATTAACAATCCAATATTATCTTCAGTTGATTTAAGCATATGATAAACTACTTCTCTCATTACCTGTGTCTTACCTAAACCAGACCCTGCTGTAAATGTAACTAACTCTGCTGGTCTAATACCATAAGTTAATTTATTCATACCCTCAAATGGATACTGAACAAATGCTCTAGTAGTTGGTTTAACTATCTCTTCAAATAAAACATTAGCATTTATAATTCCATCTGGTGCATATAACTTAGCATTCCAAAATGCTTTAGTATATATTTGAATTTTATTTTTACTTAAACAATCAGACGCATCTTTAAACTCTTCTGGTAATGTCATTATCTTACATTTACCAGGACTAAATAACTCAGCTACTTTTAGTGCACCTTCTTGACCATGTTTATCATTATCAAAATTAATAATAACATTATCAAATTGTTCTAAATAATCTAAACTATTTTTAACATCCTTAACTGCTGAAGTTATTCCATTCTTAATACTAACAACAGGTGTATCATACCTATCAGTCTTAAACATTTGATAAGCTGATAAACAATCTAACTCACCTTCAGTTATTATTATGTATTTGTTTTTGGAAAATAAATGTTCACCAAACAGTCCAGAGTTTTTAGTATTACCTTGAATACTAAATTCTTTTAGCTTAGTGAATCTAGTTTTTGTTGCAATCTTTGCACCTTGTTTATCATGATAAGGATAATAATGATGTGTTATATTACCAATGGAGTCCATCTTAACTGTGACTCCAAACTTCTTACAAGTATCTTCTTTGATATTCCTATCTATGATTTCTGCAAAATTAGATTCTTTGATAAAATCTTTGACTTGATATTCGTTTACTCTATTTGTTGTTTCATGATTTGTTTCCATATCGTATTCCCTGATGTATTGCTGACAGGAAAAACAATAAGCTGAACCATCTTTGTTTACAGATACTGCATCAGTACTTGAACAAAGTGGACATGGTAAATGATATTTAACAAATCCTTTTTTCTCTATGTCTTCCATTGTCGCCCTTTAAAATTTTAGTTAATTGTGAGAGAGCCAGATGGAGGTATCCGACTCTCTCATAGGAGTTAAGTATAATGACAACTATGAACATTATAACTTGTGGTTATTAGCTTAGTTAAAAATCACTATTGATTGCTTCACCATCTGAAGAAGTTCCCTCAACTGAAAAATCTTCTTTAGGTGTGTACTCAACTAAGTCTAAAACTTGTACAGCTTGTAGGTCTAAACCTTTACCAGTCTTACCTTTGTAATTCCAGTCATAAGATTTATACATGACTTTAACTTTACTGCCATTACCTACTATCTTATCTAATGGTTTCTTTTCTGCATCAACAAGTTGTGGTTGTTGATTCTTATCACCATTAGCTTTAGATACTTTTCTTTTAAACTTGATAATGTTTTTAATTGTTTCATTATCAACACTAGTTTCACCAATTGAGAAACCTTGCTTTTGAAATTCAGATGCTGTTGCATCATCAACTGCTAAGTCTAATCTCCACATTGGTTCAAACTTTTCATTGGGTCTAGTTATTGAAGCCCAATAAGCTTTACCTTCTACTATTGCCATAATATTTTACCTCGTATGTTAATTAATTTATTTGACATGTCAGAATCTATATCAAAATTATTCATCGATGTCAACACTTTCTGAAACTTTTTTTTCAGTTTGTTCACTTAAAACTTTATCTATTTTCTTAGATAAATTGTCCTTTTTATTCAACTTACTTTCTAAGTCAGAAATCTTTTTACCCATTGATTGTATATCGTTATTAGCTTGTTCTAATTCAATTAGTATTTTTTTAATTCTTAAATCTTTATCTTTAATTGTTTTAAAAGATTCATCTTTCTCTTTAGTTAAGTCAGCTATCGTATCTTTATATTGTCTAATTAAATCTTTGTCTGCCATATTATATACTGTAACAGTCCTCCTTAAATAATTCTTTGATTGGAATAACAACACACTTACTTGCTCTATAGTCTCCTATATTTTTAGTGTGTGTCTTTTTATATTTCTTAACTATCTTCTTTAATCTTGCTACTCTAAAAACTAAAATGCAATGTTCTTTCTTATCTAGTTCCAAGATATGAAACCACCACTTAGCTTCAGTCTTATCAATGCCTGAAGGATTTCCTCTATACTCATATTCAATTGCAATGTTTCCTGTTTTTCTCCACCAACTTCTTTCAGTTTTAATTTCAACTTGTTCTTTACCTAATAAGTCAGCTACTCTTTTCTCTCTAACTTGACCATACTTTAGGTCAATATCAAACTTAGATGTATTATTTAATTTCATTATTGTTCACCTGCGAATGTACAAATATATTCTAAAATAAACTTATGTAAGTTTTTATTTTTAAAACAATCTAATGCATTCTTATCTTGTATTTTTTTCTTTAGTCTTAAAACGAAGTCAGGTTCTAAGTCTGCATAGTCACACACTAAAATAAAATTCTGATTACTTTTATGAAACCATTCAATTGAATCTTCTATAATTCTTTTTCTTGAATAACCCCAAGCATGTATGTCTACTCCCATTGAATCTAATATTGTTCTAACAATAACAGACCTCCATAATAATATTTCTGGTGATACTTTATAACCAGAATTATCTTGTAATGGATTTACAAATGCTTCAGTCTTTAACATGTCTAATCTTTTTTAATATCTTTTGCTGTAACTGTTTTATTTTTTTCAGAAACTTTTTTAAGTTTTGCTTTATAAATTTTCTCATCTATCTCCTCTATTGTTGCTCTAGTATACTTAGCCTCTTTGCTAATTATAATAGCATTATCACTAAATGTTATTTTATCTTTTAGTTTATCTTCATCTTTTACATCTTCAAAGTAATCTTCAATTTGTAAATCTAAATTAACATAAGATTTTTTTAATATAAACTTTGTCATCTTCCCCTTTATTTAATGTAGTACTTACCTTTTATAATATATCTTTTTGTTTTATACGTTGTATCTATTTCTAATATTCTTAGAGATAAATATTTCTTAATCAATCTTTGTATTACTCCTGCGTTAACTTCTGGAAACTTTTCTCTTAAAGCTTTAATTAAATTTCTTTTCTTATAATTATTATTTTCTATAAGATTAAATAGAGTATCTGATATTTCAGCCTTAACAGATTTTTCTGTAGTTGGTTTTTCTTTTTCAAACTTAGATACATCTATCTTATATTTATTTAATAGATTATTAAACTCATCTAAGCTTGACCAACTATAACACATCTTAGGCATACTAAGATTAGCTAATAGCATTCCTAATTTTTCAGTCTCTAAGTTATCACATTTATCTAGGTATGTAAACACTTCATTATCTAATGGTACATCTTTATATTTTTTACTCTCATCATACATCATGCTCATACTCCTTTATTATTTGTATTGCTCTAGCTTGGAAGGGATGTTTCTTTATGTATCCCTTCCACTCTATATAACCCAACATTTGATATATACTATTCTTACTTTTTATATTCATGTGCTCCATCATTTCAGTAAATGAAGGCATAACTTTATTTTCTTTAGAATAATCTTTAAGAAAAGTAAACAATTGGTATTGTCTTTTTGTTAACATAATTTATTCTAACATAGAAATGTGTTTATATTAAGGCTAAAATAACCTAGTAATATCAACACTTTAATGATGCTTTGCTCCTTCCAGTCTCAATTGTCTTTCATATTTAACTTCAGCTTTTAGATTTTTTATTTCTTCAGCTAACTTTAATCTAACTTCTTCAGCATGTTTTAAGTCTGCTATCCAATCATTCGATTTAAATTTTAAATTATTAAACTTAACTTCTAAATCTTTTATTTCTTTTATTAGATTAAAATTATTTTCTGCAAGTTCATTAGTCCAATCTAATAGCTTAGAGTATTCATCTTTATTATCATCTAAATTTTTAGATAACTCTTCAAGATAAACATCACCATAAGATGTCACATCATCCTCTGTCATTTGTGTCCTCATAATTATAGTCCTTTGATTGTTCAAATAAAAAGTATTCATAATCTTTATACTCTGCATTTTCTTTCATGATGCCAACATAATGGTCAGCACTATGTTTATTAACAAATTGTTTTTCTAAAATATATCTATCACTAAATTTAAATTTACCCATAACAATATATCTTCTTAGTTCATTTTCTTTTTCTTCTTTACCAAATCCAAACATATTATAACCTCCTTAGTTATCGTATTGATGTTGTTTAATTTTAATATCTAACTCTAATTGTTGACCCTCATGAGCATCACATAATTCTTCTAGCATTGCTATAAATTTTTTGTGGTGCACACCATCAGTTGAATTTAAAGTTAACTT